CAATTGAATCACCTTCTAAATCCACAGTGAATCCATGAAGCCAAGGAAGGCCCCAAGGTAAAGGGCTTTCTAAATCATCGGGTGCATTATCTAAGCCGTAGAAAATCGACACAAACTCTTCTTACTGTTCATCTGTTAAGTCTTTGGCTGTTATTTTCATGTGTTTACCTTGTGTATTTTGATACTTGCTGCCTATTCGGCAGTTAAATGGTGAAAATTATCTATAGAATGATTATCTATAGAATGATTCTGTATCGCAATCGCTTCCAATTTTTAGACATGAGCAGTCACTAAAAAACCAAGTAGTAGATCCTTCTTTCCAGTCGTTATTAACTTCAACGCATGCAGCATGTGCAAAAGCGGGAAGATTATATTTGAGATCATCGTCTTTAGATAATTCTAAAAATTTATCCGCTATTGTGATATGTCTAGTTGTCATGTTATTTCTCCATGTGTGTTAAGAGCAAATTGCTCGGTTAAATAAGGGCTTGCGCCCCATGGTAAATTAAGATAATTCTTTTATCATTTTCCAATTGGTCTCAGGGCGCACTTTAAAACGAAATGGATAGGGGCTTGAACTCTGTAACCATTCTTTGCTTTGACTACATGTAATCACCAACCATCTGCCTTTTATATCTGCTGTTTCTCTCATACCGGTTATAGTCAGAAATAGAGCAGCATTCGAAAGTCCATGTTCTTTTAAGTGTTTATTCATCCACAGAGATAATTCTCGTGGAGGAGGCATTATAACATCTCCGAATCTAAGTAAATCAGCTTTGATCTTCGTTATATTTGTTTCAATTCGTGTTTTCATGTGTACTTTCCCTTTCATGTGTTTGTTTTCGTTAATGCTGTAATATAACATTATCGCATTATATAACACAACGAAAAAGAAAGACTTGATAAAATTAATCAGAAATGGAAAATGTAAAATATTATTAACTAAGTATAAGGGATTTGAATGCCAGCTCCGAAAGGGAATCAGTACGCAAAGAATAATCCAAAAGTAACGGGAAGGCCTCGTAAATTTAATCTTGTCGAAGAGGCTACAGAACTCCTGAAATGGTCAAAGAAACCCGATTCAATTCATTTAGCAGCGTTTGCGATGATAAGAGGTTATGCCGCTCCAAAGCTCTATCTGTGGCGTGATGAAGATGAAGACTTTAGAGATGCCTTGATATCTGCCAAAGATCAGCTTGCAATGAGAATTCGCGACGGTATCAACGCAAAGACATATAATGAGCGTTTGGGAGCTAGAGATATCACTGCCCACGATAGCTTACTTAAGATCGATGAGCGCGCTGATATGGCTTATGCTTCATCACTCAAGCAGAAAGAAGCAATCGTACAAGCAGAAACTCTAGCTAAGCTGAGCGAGTATGCTGAAAAGGGTGATCTTTCACAAAAATGAATCTATTTAATGGCGACTGTCTAGAGCTAATGGCTGATATACCCGACGGCTCAATTGATATGGTGCTTGCAGATCCTCCGTACGGTACTACTCAATGTAAGTGGGATTCAATTATACCTCTCGATGAAATGTGGAAGCAGCTCAAGCGAGTAACGAAGCCAAGCGGCGCTATTGTGCTTATGGGTCAAGGAATGTTTACGGCACGTCTTCAAACAAGCTCACCATTTTATAGATATTCTTTGATTTATGAGAAAGGAAAAGCAGGAGGGTTTTTAAATGCTCGAAGAATGCCGCTGCAAGCACACGAAGATATAACAATTCATTATCAAAAACTTCCTGTATATAATCCTCAAATGACAATTGGAAAACCTTACAGCAAAAAGAATATTTCAAATGGTGATGGTGGAAATTATGTTAAATTTGAAAGAGTTGGCAAAACATGCTTATCCGACGGTGAAAGGTTTCCAAGAAGTGTATTAAAGTTTTCAAACCCAAATAAAAACTCGCTTCATCCAACTCAAAAACCTGTCGAATTAATGGAATATCTAATAAAGACTTACACCAACGAAGACGACACGGTTTTTGACTTCTGCATGGGAAGCGGTACTACAGGAGTAGCTGCGCAAAATCTAAATAGAAAGTTCTATGGTATAGAGAAGTATAAAACATATTTTGATATAGCGTGTAAACGAATCGAGGAAACTATTTACAGATGATTCACAATAAAATATGGCGACTCAATAATTTGTATCGCATCGTCGATAAGAGCGGAAATTCAATCCCGTTCAAGCTTAACGCAGTGCAGGAAGTCGTAGCACGAGACAACCATAAACGTAAAATCATCTTGAAAGCTAGACAGCTTGGCATGTCGACTTATGCGGTTCTCGACTTGCTCGATGATGTCCTTTTCAATGATAATCGTGCCGCTGGAATCGTGTCTTACTCTCTAGAACACGCTACTCATATATATAAGCGCATCATCGGACACGCACTAGAAACACTACCTGAGAAGCTTAAGCCTCTTGTCGGAATCGTCTCACAGTCTGCACGAGAGATCACATTCTCGAACGGATCTTTTCTTCGTGTTGATACATCTCTTCGTGGAGGATCGTATCAGTCGATTCTCGTATCGGAATTCGGCAAGACTTGTGCTCGATCGCCTCAGAAATCAGAGGAAATCGTCACGGGGACACTTCAAGCTATCGATGAGTGCGGTAAAATAGTAATTGAATCAACAGGTGAAGGCACGGAAGGATACTTTGCAGAAATGTGTTTACAAGCACACGAACAAGGTAACGATAACCTAAGCCCTTTGGATTATAAGTTGTTCTTCTTTCCGTGGTACACTGAAAAGAAATATTGTATGGAGCATGCTGTCTCATATGATACAGACATGTCAGACTACTTTAGAAAAGTTGAGAAAGAGACCGAGATCAAGCTGAATCAGCAACAAAAGCACTGGTACGCACAGAAATCTAAGGAATTAATTGACAAGGTCAAGCAGGAATTCCCTTCAACTATTCAAGAAGCCTTTCTTTCAAATTCTGATGCATACTATTACGCTGAATACATCGCGAAAGCTTACGAAGAGAATAGGGTTCTTTCAATATCTCCTTACGATGCACTCGCAAAAGTACATGTTGCGATGGATATCGGAGTCAACGATCTTACCGTGATGGTTTTCTTTCAAATAATTCATGGTGAAATACGGGTAATCGACTATTACGAGGACAATAGAAAGGGCGTTGAATTCTATGTAAGATATTTGACCCAAGATAAGCATTACTTGCTAGGCACTGTCTTTCTTCCTCATGACGCGGCCAAGATGGATGGCATCGTTGTAGAAAACACTTATGAAAGAGACTTCCGAAGGCTGCTCGCTGGTACTGCAATCAAAGTTCACGTTCTTAAGCGTACAGATCGAAACCTCGGCATCTCTCACGTTAAAGTAAAGTTTGCACGCATGGTATTCAGTGGCAACAAGTGTAAGAAATACTTGGATCATATTGGAAAGTATCGTAAGAAATGGTCAGAGATGCAAGGGCGATATCTCGATGAACCGCTGCACGATATTCACTCAAACCATGCAGACTCGCTGCGCTACATGTGCCAAGCGGTCAATCATTTGGAAGTTGTAACATCAATGGACGGAGCGCAAGAGAAGCACAGAGACGCTGTTGCAAGCCGTAGTCATTATATTTAGAATGAAATAGTCTTTACATGACAACTAAATACTGTTATATAACTGTATAATAAAATATACGGTATGCTTTGAAAGACGACAATCTACGCGCTGAATTCCTTGAAAACTATCGATACAGCCATGATTATTGGGCGCCCTTCGTCGAATCTGCACGAAGATATACGCTTGCAGCGTCAGGGTACACCTGGACAGATGCAGAGCGTAAAGAGCTAGTCAAGCAGGGTCGAGAGCCGATCGAGTTCAACATAACTCGTAGACCTCTTCAATATTTCTCCGGTTATCTCCGAGATAACATCAATCAAATTATTTATGGACCTGTAGAAGGAAGCGATCAAAAGACAGCGGATCAATTCACAGAGCTAGGATACTATGTATGGGATAAAGGACAGGGATACCCAGTCTTCCTCGATGCTGCTGACGAAGCTTTCAAAAGCGGAATGTCTCTTTGCGGAATCCGCATGGACTATTCAAAAGATTTCGTTAATGGCGACATCTCATTTTACAAGCGTACGTACAATAGTTTTTATCTAGATCCGACTTTTGAAAACATCGATCTAGAAGACTGCGGCTATGCGATCACTCGCGATCTAATCAATCGTAACTATGCTAAGCAGCTCCTTCCTTTCATCGATGGACAAGTCATAGATGAAATATCATCCGGTTTTCGTGATGATAAATTTATGTCTTACCATCCACAGTTTACGACTTTCAGCAGAAACAAGAATCTTCTTGCTTACGATCAGTATTATTCTAAAGGAGCAAGAACACGAAAGTTTCTCGTGGATATCGACAACTCATTTAGCAGAGACATAACTGATCTGCCAAAAGAAGAGCAGTCGAGTCTAAAAGTTGGTATTAAGAAGCTACGAGACGATAGAAAAGACGCTGAAATACTCGGGTTGAACCTTGATGAGTTTCCGAATGTAGAAATTCGTCACGTTGATCGCCCATATGTTCAACTGCATATTATGCTCAACGGCCAGCCCGTTTGGTCCGGTGAAGATAAAACTGGAATCACTGAAACTTATCCTTTCGTACCGATATTATGCTACATGGAACCATCTATCTGGATGCCATCACAGCGTATTCAAGGAATGGCTGCTTGTCAATGGTCCGCGCAGCGACAGTTTAACAAGCGGCATATGAAGATCATCGACATGATGGATTCAACTATCTCTACTGGCTATAAATACTTGATTGGCTCTGTTCCCGATCCTCTCGACCTCCAGCAGTCCGGACAAAACAGGCTTATCGGTGTATCAGCAGATCCAGAGAAGGCCCCAGCAGGCCTAGAATCCGTTCAACAGCTCCAAGGTGGTGGTGCAAGCCCTGCTCTGATGGAATACCAGTCGATCCTAGATAAATTGACGCTGACTCTTGGAAACGTTACCGAACCTTCACTTGGTTCTGATGACAACAAGAATACTTTAGTCTCTGGTCGACTCGCACAAGTACAGATTGCTCAAAACCTGATGTCAAATCGTAAGGTTTTCGACAATGTGGAGACATCCCAGCAGATACTAGGAAAGCTAGTCTTGAAGACAATTCAGAATCATTATCCACCAGGGAAAGTGAAACGAATCTTAGACGAAGAGCCTACAGAGCAGTTCTACGACGACGAATTCGAGCAGTACGACGCTATTGTAAAAGAAGGTGTTCGCTCTAAGTCTCAAAAAGATGCTTACTACTACGAGCTTGTTAATTTGAAGAAAGATGGAATCGTTGATGTTCCGCAGTCCGCAATCATTGGCGCTCTTCAGATGGCTGGTATGTCAGATCTTGAAGAAGACATTCAGAAGCAGCAGGAACAGCAAGCAGAGCAACAGCAGAAGATTGACGAACAAGAACGTCTCGCGATGGAAATTGGTAACGCACAGAAAGAACAAGCGCTTGCACTCGCTCAAGAGCGTAGAGCGCGTGTTATTTCCGACATTTCACTCGCAGCAGAAAGAAGCTCCGAAGCTCAAGAAAATATGGCGCAAGCAGGACTTGCAAGAGCGAAAACAATTACTGAAATTGCATCTATGGAAGACGACAGAATCTTAAAGGTTCTCGAGTTCGTTAATCAGCTTGAACAACAAGAGATGCAAGCACGAGATGATATTCGAAGTTCTATCGAAGCTGAGGCGAATCAATTGAATGTTGATACCGAAGGCTCGATGGAAAATCA